GTCTTCTGCGACGAGGCCGAGCTCCTCGAGTTCCTTCGCGATTTGGTCCGAGATCTCCTGAAATTCTTCCTCGGTCCAGTCTTTCCTTTTGCGAGAAGCCATAGCTCTAGTGATAACTTCGTCCGCGGGCATTTGAGGCTCCGCTTCCACTATTTGATACATGGTCATCAAAAATGCATCGCGTTCTCTCTCGCGTGCATTTCTAGCTTTCGCGATCAGTCTCGCATCGTTCGCGAGGCGATTTCGATTTCGCTTTCGTCGCTCGAGAGCGCGACCCGTCCCTTCGATGAAGAGAGCCAGCAACGCGGCTGTCGCGACCAGCGAGGCTACAATCTCGATCATTGGTCCACTCCAGCAACAATCCCGAAGGTTCGCAGCTTTCTGTTCGCCCAACGTATTTGGTCTTCCATCTCTTCCGACCAGGCGTAGAAAAGATTCCACCCCGTTGCGATCAGAATCTTTCTGGAAGAATGATTTTCCGGCAGCTCCTTCAGCGAGTAGGCGATGTTTTCAATGACTACAGGTGCGCTGCGGAGAGGCCCTGCGGCGATGTACTTCTTAAAACATTCGTGAGAACAGAAGGTCGCATCGACCGATGGCTTGGGCCACCTGCCCGCCTTGCGCGGGCAGTAGATATCGATTCTTTCGTCAGACTCCCCAGGAAGATCGGCAGGCTTGTTGTGGTCGAGTTCCATCTCGCATCTCGCGGTTCCACAGGACTCGCAAGGCGTTTGGATGATTCCGATCACGTCTTCTACGTCTTCGTAGTAGCCGGTTCCTCCACAGTCGTCGCAGAGTACGTTGGGGTAGGGGACGGTTGTTCGCTCGGTCATTGAGACACCTTCACAACGGCGACCGCATCGGCGAAGTCCATCGAGTTCAAAACCCGGTGGCCCGGGTATCGCTTCTCAACGCCAGCCATGAAATTGGGGACGGCTTCCGCCTGGGCTGCGGTGAGTTTGAACTGGAAAATCTCAGGCGCTTTGTCGTCGCCCATGGCGATGGTGAACTTCTTGAGCATCTTCCGCGTGTACTTCTCGATCTCCCAGTCGGTGATCAACTGGTGGATGAAGCCGTCGAGATCCTCTACGCCCGTGGCGTACTCGTAGTTGGCGTTGGCCCACTTATCGGCGGCGTCGATCATGCCTCGATCGCCGTGGTAGGAATTGCAGCCGCCACGCCCATCGTTGCTAGCGACGAAGGCTCGCTTGCCGTCAACGTAGACGGAGCACTCGAAACACAGGGTTTCTTCACTGGCGAATTTGGCGATCTTGACGTTCTTGATGGTAATTTTCATTGGATCCTCTGGGTTTGGGTTTTAGAAAGGTCGAGCTGCTGTTTCAGCCTCGAAAGTTTCGAGGAGATCGGCCAACTCGGTCGAATTGAAACGGTTCAGGGTGGTGTTCGCCTGCCCACGGCAGTCTGAAGTGAGATCGCGGATCTCGGCGTTGGCTCCCGATCCCTGATAAGAGGCGGTTACGAGACTGATAATCTGATCGTCGCCCAGGGGGCCGAGAAGCAGCGCGGCATCGCCAGCGCCCAGGCGGTCAGAGCCCTTTCCGCTTCGCGCTGCGATCGTGCGGTATTCCGCGATCCAACTTGTCGAATCCGTGGTGGTCAGTCGCGTGTGGCCTCGGCCCGTCTTCTGAACCTGCGGTGACATTGCGTACCGGGTCATGCCGAAGCCGTGGATCTCAACGCCTGCGGCTTCGCAAATATCGAGAGCCTTCGCGAGCCACTCGTCAGGGGTGAGGCCGTCGCCTTGATCGGTTGCGATATTTACCTTGCCGCCGTTCTTGCTCTGCGTGCGGAAGAAGCCAAGGCCAACGCGAGAGAACTTCTCGCAGTAATGCTCAAGGACGGCGAAGGGCTCGCGACCGTGGAAGACGGGAATCGGGTCGAGCCCCGCGTCGATCATCTTCGCGGTGTTGTTCCAGGTGGTTGCCAAGTCGCCAGCGATATCGTCCAGCGTGACAATTTGATCGAAGAGGTGGCCGTGCTCAAGGCAGAACGCGATGTACTGCTCGACCGAGATTTCGATGCCCTGGCTCAGGACGGTGAAAGCGCCGCTGTCGAGGATGGCCGATTCGTAGCGACCATCTCGGAGCATCGGCAGGACGGTTTCGGTCATGCACTTGTGGTGAGCGTCGAGCATCGAGGCGAAGCTGACCAGAATGGGCTGGCCTTCGGCGGATTCCGCCAAGAGCCGCGTATTGATTCCTGCGAAGTGGGCTTGGGTCATTGGGTTCCTTTGGGTTTTTGTTCCGGGCTGTATGGAGATGTACCATACAAAATCTCAAGACTCAAGAACTTTTTTCAACAATCTTCCGGCGAGAAGCCGATCGATCTCCTCGGCTGGCACGTCGGCCAGGAGGTCGAGCCGAGCGGCCCCGAGGTGCTTCTCGAGGCGCTCCACACGGCGCTGTGAGGCGTTTTCTCGGCCAGGGTGGACCCCGAGTAGGGACGCCTCGGTTTCTCCTGTTAGAGACGCGAGACGCGAGAGGTTCCCTGCGCTGGGACGGCTCCTGCCGTGGATCCAGTCCGAAACCGAGGCCCGCTGGATCCCCAGGGATTTGGCTACCGAGGCTTGAGTGATTCTCTTGGTTTTGAGCAGTTTGGCGAGTCGCCAGCCGAATTCGGATCGCGGCATTTTAGGGGTGCCCTTCTTCGCTGTAATCTGTATGGTGACCATACACGGGGGGGGCGAGATTTGAAAGGCCACAGGCGAGTCGCGAATGATCTCTTGGAGGTTCACCACCCGCGCGGGAGGCCCTGGACCGCGCTGGAGTTCCTGCTGCTCTTCGACGGCGCAGCTACTCGAGGGAAGCACGTCGCGGTGGCCGAGTGGGCTCGCCAGTCCGATCGCTCCCGAGTCTGGGTAAGAGCCCGCATTTCTGAGTATCTCGAGGCCGAGCCTGAGTTGCGAAAAGGCCGGCGACAGCAGAGCGACACTTCAGCGACACTTGAGCGACAGGCAGAACCCAACAAAACCAACGGTTTACCCCAACCAATCGACGAAACAGAGATCCGAGCGACACCCGAGGGACACCATAGAGACACCCCCCATACTAGTTATAGGAAACAGGAGACAAGACACAAGAATACTTATGGTCCGACAGCGCCACCCGAAGGGTTGTCACTTGAGCAGCTCACCAGCCTACAGAACTGGTGCGCTCGCGAATTCCCCAACCAGGTGGACCGGGTAGAGCACCATGCTGGAGCGTGCTTCGACCATTTCCGCGGGACTGGGAAGCGGAAAACCGACTGGATAGCAGTCGTCCGAAACTGGATCCGAAACGATCACAAATGGAAGGAAGAGAGAAGTGAAAAGAATCGGCAGTCTGATACCCGATCGAATGTCATCGATGCGGCCCTCTCCTTGGTCGCCGACCGAGGGAGCCGTTCCGGCTGAGTGGCCGGGATCCGAAGGGTTTGAAGAGCGAGTCAGGATCTTCGCGAAGCTGTTCTCGATATTTCCGGTCACGCGAGGGCAGGATCAGAAGGCTAGAATCGCTGCCTTCATCGAAGAGACGGCTGGGATCCCGTGTTACTTTCTAAGAAGAGCCCTCTCCATGATCACCAAGACGAGGAGGGACTTCGCACCCTCCATCGGCGATATCCACTCCGAGGCTGCCCTGGTGTACGCCGAGCTGCTTCGCCGTGGGCTGGGGCAAGACCCTTTTGAAGCCTCTCTCCGTGGGTTGAGATCAGAATCCATCTCGAGGAGCACCCCAAAACTGATCTTCGCGATGGGTTGCGACCAGGATCCCCGCGTTCTCGAGGTGGCTCACAATTCCTCAACCCCGTCGCCGGCAGGGCTGCTGCGATGAGCCCGAGAACCCCACCCGAGCCCGTCAAATATCGCACCTACCCGTGTGAGAACTGTCGAGAGCCGATGTACCTCTATTGGGTTTGGGTCCGAGAAGCCCATATTCCCGGCAAGGGGGATCGGCTTATAGCAGAATTCAACCCATGGAGGATCTGCGCTTATTGCGCCTCCCGAAAGTGGCATCGAGAGTTAAAACTCAGAGCTAGATTTGAACGCTTCATGGAGCAAAATGAGCCTGAACCGCTACGCCACTAGGCGAGATGACGGCGAAGAGGCGATCGTCAACCACCTCCGAAACGAGTGTGGTTGCAAGGTCTGGAGGCTGAACCGCCCGGTAGATCTTCTCGTCCAGGCCCCTGAAAATGGCGCGCTGCTGCTCATCGAAGTGAAATCTCCAGGCGGCAGGCTTACAGACTCTCAAAAGCAGTTTCTCGAGGATACTAGAGGTTCGCCTGTCTATGTGGTCAGATCGCCACAGGAGGCCAGAGCTGTTGTCGCCACCGTCTCGGCGATCGATATTCCTGGGGGCTGGGGTGGGTTGTCTTAAATTACAGCCGTGGTCATGCTGCGAATATGGAGAATATGGAGAATATGGGCCGGGTTGAGCAGGAAATCTCGGGTCTATTTTTCCTGTTTGTGCCCCCACGGGGCCTGTGCTATCTGGGAGTGATTAAAATAACGGCAGAAAACTATGGCTAGGTTTGAAAAAGGTGGGGAACCCGGTCCCGGTAGACCGCCTGGTTCGCCGAATAAAACCACAAGAGCCGTGAAAGACGCTTTAATGCGAGCACTCGAGGCTGAGAGTGAAGACGGCGGCGAAGCGTTCTTCGCGAGCCTTCGCGATTCGGATCCGAAGACGTTCGCGACCCTTGTGTCGAAGCTGATCCCCACCGAGTCGAAACTCTCTGGCGACTCCGACGTGCCCCTGGTGATCGTGAGAAACTACACCGGCAAGGAGTTCGAGGATTGACGCGCAGCGCAGCAGCTCGAGTTGAAGTCGGAGCTCCGAAATACCCGGTGCTCAACGCCTTCATGCGCTCCAGGGCCAGGTGCTCTTTCATCATGGGGCCGCTTGGGAGTGGGAAGACCATCGCGTCTATCCAGATGATGCTCGCGTTGATGGTGGAGCAGGAACCGAACCAGAAGGGTGAGCGCCTCTCGAGGTGGCTCGCCGTGCGAAACACCTATCCCGATCTCATGTCCACAACGGTCAAGGACTTCACAAGCGTTTTCGATGGCCTTGGCAAGATGAAATACGGGGGCCTCGAGCCGCCCACGTTCAGGGTGTCCTTTGAGATGGAAGACGGCACCCAGGTGAAGGGCGAAGTGGTCTTCCTGGCCCTCGATCGCGAGGACGCGATTCGGAAGCTGCGCGGCCAGCAGATCACTGGCGTGTGGTTCAACGAGGCTAAAGAGCTACAAAAGTCGATCATCGACATGGCCGACCTTCGACATGGCCGCTACCCATCGATAGCTGACGGTGGAATCAGACCGACGTGGCACGGCATGATCGGCGATACGAATGCGCCAGACGAGGACCATTGGTACTTCCAGCTCGCCGAGGACGATCGGCCCGAGGGCTGGGAGTTCTTCAGGCAGCCGGGTGGAGTTCTACCAGGCGAGAAGCCTGGGGAGTGGATCCCGAATCTCAAGGCCGAGAACCTCGAGAACCTACCAGAGCGATACTACGTCCAAGGCACCCAGGGCAAGGATCCGGACTGGATCCGCGTCATGCTCTCCAACGAGTACGGCTTCGTGATTGAAGGCAAGCCGGTGCATCCTGAGTTCATCGATTCGATCCACACAACTGAGGACCCGATCGAGGCAGATCGGCGATATCCGTTGGTCATAGGGATCGACTTTGGCAGGACGCCAGCCGCCGCGATCACTCAGCACATCGAGGAGCATGGCAGGCGCGTGGTGATCGATGAGATCACATCGACAGACATGAGTGCGGCGATCTTCGGCCCGGAGCTCAAGCGTTATCTGGACAGGAATTACGCTGGGATGCCGGTCCAGGTCTGGTGTGATCCATCGGGGGGCGCACAAGGCCAAGCGACGGAGGATACTCCCATCCGAATCCTTCGCGCTTCCGGCATCCCAGCTAACCCGTGCTCGAGTAACAATCCCGATCTGCGTCGAGCTGCTATCAGCAACCCGGCAACCCGTATCTGCATGGACGGGAAGCCTGCTCTCCAGGTGTCGCCCAGGGCTAAGATGATCCGCAAGGGCCTGATGGGAGGCTTTGCGTACCGCCGATTGAAACTCGCCGGCAGTGAACGATTCACCGATCTGCCAGACAAGAACGTCTACTCGCATCCGGTCGAGGCTGCCGAGTACGCGCTGATGGGTGGCGGCGAGGGACGTGACGCGCTAAGGCCAGCACACAGGGGTATAGGGAGGTCAGTCCAGACTGAGGCGATCATGTGAAGAGAAGGTACTTTCGCGAGATTCCCCAGGAAAAGAGGCTCGAGGCGGCGGCGACTGCGATCGGGTGGGGCTACTCCCGCGAGATACCAGAAGCGGAGGAGTGTCATTGGTTCAGTTGGGGAGAGGATTCATTGGCTTGGCTTCAGCCTGGGCCACCCGAGTCCGAGGCTCCGGTGCTCTCACTTCACGCTTGTCGGGCTCCAGATGCTGAGACAAGAGGTGTCGCGGATATCGAAAGAACGAAGATGGCACTCGAGGTGGTCGCTGAACTTCTCGGAGCGGAGTACCTGGCGGTGATTCTGGATCCAGGGTCTACGGCGATAAGGAAGGCACTTGTGTCGAGAGGCTGGGACGAGAACGAATCCGGCTGCTGGAAGCAGCTCGGATCATAGGGGGAATCAGGCATGGGAGTAGGGGCGGCGATTATCATCGGCTCAGTAATCTCAATGGCAGGCTCTGTCGCCTCTTCCGAGGTACAGCGCAGTGCGATGAACAAGGCGTCGAGACGGCAGCAGCAGAGTGAACGCGAGAGGCTTGCCCACTTGAAGCAATCCGCTGGCGAAGCGGAGAGTGCGAGAATCGGCAAACTCGCGATGGAGCAAGCCAGGAGCCGTCGCTCAGAACAGGTCCGCTCTGGTGGACAGCCGAGCACCGTCTTCGCTGGACGAGGCGGGCAAACGCTGGGCTACGGCGACACCTCTTCCAAAGTAAAGCTTGGGTCTTAACCATGGGTCAGCGTTACATAGAGGGCGGCCCGAAGGTCAATTCCCATGAAGAGTGGAAGATGGAGAGAACCCGGATTGCGATTATGCGACAGCCAAACAGGGAACCCTGGGCTTGGTGGGATATGCGCGGCAGCCTGGGCATCGATGTCAACAAGACCGGGAAGATGACTTCGGAGGAAGTGCGGCAGCAGGGCGGCCTTGAGCGCGTGAATCGGATTACGATGCAGAACATGGCTTGGCCTCCTGAAGCTGCTGCCAATGTGGTTCACCCTCGAGTCTCGAAAGAGGCTAGAGAGGTCGCTCTTCAGAGCATTGCCGAGGAGTCGATGAAGAAGGCGAAGGCGCGCAAGGGTACTGGCACTCGCGGCAGGGCTCGCCGTGGTTCCGGAGAAGAAGACCAACCGGGTGGTGCCTTTGGATCCCAGACTCTGGGCCAGGGATATCCCTCTGCCAAAGTGAAGTTGGGGGCGTAATGGCGAAATCAGTCGAGCAATGTTTGAGACGCCTCTCGGAGCTGGAGGCGCGTCGCCACAACTGGGACACCCACTGGCAAGAGATTGCCGAGCGAGTGTGGCCTGCCGCCGACGAGTTTCTTAGGGTCAGGTCACCCGGCGAGAAGCGCAGCACCAAGATATTCGATGCGACCGCATCGCTGGCCCTCGAGAAGTTCTCGGCTGCGATGGAGTCGATGCTCACGCCCAGGGCTCAGAAGTGGCATACGCTTCGCTCTACCAACGATGACCTGAACAAGGATCTCGAGGTCAAGGGCTGGTTTGAGGAGGTGACGCGGATCCTCTTCCAGGCGCGCAATGCTCCGAAGGCCGGGTACTACTCCCAGATGCACGAAGGCTACAAGTCTCTCGGAGCATTCGGGAATGCCTGTATGTTCTTGGATGAACTAAAGAGCGGTGGCGTCTCTTATATGCAATGTCACGTTGGATCGGTCTACATCGAGGTCAACCCGTCCAGGCAGGTCGATACTGTCTATCGGAAGTATCAGATGAGCGCGAAGGCTGCCGAGCAGCAGTGGGGGCGTAACAAGCTGCCTCCGAAGATCGCGAAGGCTCTCGAGATGGATGAGTCGATGTACAAGCAGTTCGAGTTCATGCACGTTGTGACGCCGCGTACCGATCGCGATACCGAGCGCAAGGATTACGAGGGGATGCCCTGGCACTCCTATCATATCGGTATTGACGATAAGGCCATGATCGAAGAAGGCGGGTATCACGAATTCCCGTATATGTACTCGAGGTACACGCTGAATCCGACCGAGATGTACGGTCGCTCCCCGGCCATGCTGGTTCTGCCGGCGATCAAGATGGCTCAGGAGATGCAGAAGACGTTCATTCGGAGCGGCCACAAGATGGTCGATCCGCCGCTGCTCCTGCACGATGACGGCGTTCTCGGCACCGGCAGCAAGCAGGTGCGCCTCACTCCAGGCGGTCTGAATTATGGTGGCGTAGATTCCCAGGGCCGTCCCCTGGTGGTGCCGCTCCAGACTGGTGCTCGACTCGATATCACCGAGGGGATGCTCGAGAAGGAGCGGATGGTCATCAATGACGCTTTCTTGGTGACCCTCTTCCAGATTCTCGTAGATCAGCCCCAGATGACAGCGACGGAGGCTCTGATCCGAGCTCAGGAGAAGGGCCAGCTACTGGCTCCCACGGTAGGCAGGCAGCAGTCCGAGATGCTGGGTCCGCAGATCCATCGGGAGTTCAACATCTTGGGACGCCAGGGCTACCTGCCACAGCTTCCGCAGGTTCTCGTTGAAGCCGAGGGGGAGTACGAGGTTTCCTACGAATCTCCCGCGATGCGGTTCCAGCGCAGCGAGGAGTTGGTAGGGATCCAGCGGACGGTCGAGATGGCGCTGCCCTTTGCCCAGGCGGACCCCAGCATTCTCGCCATCTTCAAGCCCGATGAGATCATTCGTCTGGCCGTCGAGATCAATGGAGCCCCGATCGAGATTCTCCGCACTCCCGAAGAGATGGAGGAGATCCAGGCGGCTATGGCCCAGCAGCAACAGGCGCAGCAGCAGATGGAGGCTCTAACGCAGATGGCTCCAGCGGCGAAGGATATGGCTCAGGCCCAGGCGGCTACGCCTACCGGCGAGGGAGTTATTTGATAATCGCCTTCCTTGCGGGAATAGGGGTTGCGATACTGGCCTTCTGCCGAGGGGCGAGTCCGGATGCGTGAAGAGCTGTTGGTACGCAGTCAAGCCTACAAGCAGGCTTTCGAGGGAGAGCACGCCGAGAAGGTGCTCGAGGATCTCGGCAGATTCTGCCACGCGAATGCGACCACCCATGTCGAGGGCGATAGTCACGGGACCGCGCAGCTCGAGGGTAGGCGTCAGGTCTGGTTGCGGATCCAGGGCTATCGCGATTTGAGCGAGGCTCAGATCGGTGAGTTTGTCGGTCACGCTTCGACCGAGGAGGATTGAGACATGGCAGAAGAAGAGGCTGCGGCAGAAGTTGCCGCACCGAGTGAAACGGGCGAGGTCGAGGGCGCGTCTTGGACCGATGGCATGACCGAAGAGAGCGCCGGATTCGTTCAGAACAAGGGCTGGAAGAGTGCCGACCAGGCGCTCGAGAGCTATCGCAGTCTCGAGACGGCGATGAGGGCTCCAGCCGATCAATTGTTGCGCCTCCCCAAGGAGGAAGACTCCGAGGGTTGGGGCGAGGTCTACAGCAGGCTGGGGCGTCCGGAGGATCCCAGCGGGTACAAGTTCAATGATTCAGGAATGGAAGATGGTGGCTTTGGCCTCAAGGACAATCTACGAAACTGGGCACATGAGGCCGGAATGTCTCAGCAGCAGACTTCCCAGATATTCGACAAGTACAATGAGCGGATTCTCGAGATGGGCGATGAAATGAATGCCCAACGGCAGGAGCAGGCGGCATCGGAAGAGCAGGCTCTTCGCAAGGAATGGGGCAGTGCCTGGGAAGAGAACGTCACGGCGGGTACTCGATTTCGTCAACGATTTGGCATAGATGACGCGACCAGGGCGAAACTCGAGCAGGCCCTGGGGTTCCGCGGTCTGCTCGAATTGTCGGCCAAGATAGGTCGCGGACTGGGTGAGCACTCGATGCCGACCGGAGCCGAGGACAGCGCGGGTACGGCGTTCGGGGTGACTCCCGCAGCAGCCAAGGCCAAGATCGGAGACTTGACCCTCGACAAGGAATTCATGGATCAGTACCTGGCGGGGAATCCCGAGGCGGTGGCCCGGATGACCCGGCTCCACGCCCTGGCCCATCCCGAGGTTGCGGGATCCGAGTAATACGCTAAATACGCGAAATGCGCTTAGGCGCATTTGAATGGCCCCGGCTTGCGACCGGCATAAGCCTTCCAGCAACATAAGGCCCCGGTTTGGCAACCGGCATAAGCCCTGGAAGCCACTTATACGATCGCAGGCCCCGCGGAGATCGCGGCATAAGCCTCGCAGGCACACACTGTGTGCCGAGACTTTAGGGCTATTTCACAATGTCAAATCAAGTAAACACTGCTTTTGTGCAGCAGTACGCCACCAATGTGGCGCACCTGTTGCAGCAGAAGGGCAGCAAGTTCAGAGATACGGTGATGAACGGTGCCGCAACCGGCAAGGCAGCCAAGGTTGTCGAGCAGGTGGGTGCAGTCAATGCCGTCAAGCGAACAACCAGGCACGCGGATACTCCGCTGATCGACACCCCGCACGATGCGCGGTGGACGTTTCCGGTGGATTACGAGTGGGCCGACCTGATCGACGATCAGGACAAGATTCGGATGCTCATCAATCCCCAGTCGCCCTACGCGGTGAACGGGGCTTACGCGATGGGCCGTGCCATCGATGACGAGATCATCGGGGCGTTCTTCGCGGACTCCAAGACGGGCGAGAACGGTACGGGGACCGAGCTGGGTTCCACGGTGGGCCAGGTTGCCAACCCTGGCGGTGGCAAGCTGACCATTGCTCAGCTGCAGGAGGGCAAGCGGATCCTCATGGCGAACGAGGTCGATCTCGACAACGATACGATCTACATGGCGATCACGGCAGAGCAGCACGAAGACCTCCTCGGCATGACTCAGCTCCAGACCATCGATTCCAACGCCACCAAGGTGCTGGTCGATGGCCGGGTTCGGTCATTCCTGGGGATCAACTTCATTACGAGCGAGAGGCTGACTTCCGTAACGGCCTCGACCGATTGCCCGATGTGGGCGAAGTCTGGGATGCACCTCACGGTGTGGAACGACATAACCACCAAGATCAGCGAGCGAGAGGACAAGTCCTACGCCACGCAGGTCTATTGCAAGACCACCATCGGGGCAACTCGCCTCGAGGCAGCGAAGGTTGTCAAGATCGTCGCGGATCGGGTGGCCTAGAACGAATCGATGTAAGGGAGCCGGGGCGGTGTCGTGCCGGTTCCTGATCATCACCATCAAGAAGGAGCCATTCAATGGCTACCATTTTCAGCAGTCTTTTCAATTCAGATGGTTCAGTCTCACCGGGCATCGGTATTGTCACGGAGGAACTTGGCCTCGATACACAGAGGCGAGCCTCTGCGGGTCATTCTCACTCTCGCCTAAGGCGCACGCTAGCCCAGGTGAGCATCGGCACGGTGGCCGCTGCAGCCGATCAAGTTCGTATGCTCACACTCAAGTCCAGCGACATTCTCCACTCTGTGCTCTTCAGTACGGATGGCGCGGGAACGGCAGGTGAAGCGGACTTGGGGTGGTATCTGACGGGCGATGCCCACGATGGTGCCCTTGCTTCCGCAGCCTCTGTGGACGCCATGTCAACCACGGCTCTTGTCTTTGACACAGAGACAGTACGCGCAGAGAAGATTTTCGCCGGGGACTATGCTTCTGAGAACTTGGGCAAGCAGATCTGGGAGCTTGTCAACGTCTCGGACGCTGCCACCTATACGGCCGATCCGGGCGGGACGTTCGACCTCACGATGACGATGACGGAAACCATGACCGGCACCGTCACGCTAGTGACGTTGGAAGCCCTCTACACCGCAGGCGACTAGCGAGGTAGCGGCATATGCCCAGTGCTGTTGACATTTGCAACAGGGCGTTGAGCCGCGTGGGTGAAGCGCGGATCACTTCGTTGAGTGATGACTCCAAGCAGGCTAGGGCCTGCAACGGAGCCTATACATTCATTCGTGACGAAGTGCTCCGCGCCCATCCGTGGAATTCGGCGATCTCGCGGGCCTCGATAGCGAAGCTCGCGGATGCCCCGGAGTTCGGATATGACGCGCAGTATCAATTGCCGTCCGATTGCCTGCGGGTGGTCGAGGTCTTCGATACGAAGCTACCCTGGGTAGTGGAGGGCCGAAGGATCCTTTGCGATGAGGGGAGCCCCCTCGAGTTGCGGTACGTCCGCAGGGAAGAGGATCCCAATACGATGGACTCGATATTGGTTTCGGCCATTGCGGCCAGGCTGGCCGTCGAGCTGTGCGAAGAGCTGACACAGAGCAATACGAAACGAAAGCTCGCCAATGCAGAATTCGATTTGATTATGTCTCAGGCTCGATCGGCAGACGGCCAGGAGCAGAGCCCGATGCCTTTCGAGGAGGATGACTGGATTAACGCGAGGAACTGAGCGTGAGTAAAGCCTCCGCAATCCAGACAAGTTTCAACGCTGGCGAGCTGTCTCCCACTCTCGATGGGCGTGTCGATATCGGCAAGTATGCATCGGGCTGTTCCATTCTCGAGAACTTCATTCCCCTGGTACAGGGCGGTGCCCGCAAGCGCAGCGGCACTCGCTTTGTCAAGGAAGTGAAAGATTCCAACAACCCTTCCCGCTTGATCCCTTTCGAGTTCAATACCGACCAGGCGTATGTTCTCGAGTTTGCACATTCGGAGATCCGGGTATTTCGAGACGGCGGGCCGGTAACGGGATCTCCGCATACGATTGTATCTACGTCTGCGGCGACTCCCGTTTCGGTGACGGTATCCGACGAAGGCACGCCTATTACGGCGATAACGCAGGCTAGCCCCGCTGTTGTAACTGCGGCTTCTCATGGCTTTGAAGACGGCGACCGAATTAATATTTCCGGCATTACTGGCGTGGCTGAGTTGAACGATCGGGAGTTCACGGTAGCTGGAAAGACCGCGGATCAGTTTGCCCTATTGGACGTTACGGGCACCATTTCCGAAGATACCACCCAGATCACCGACGCGACGTGCGATGTAAATGCAAACACATCAGCGACGATGGACGACACCGAAGATCTCAAGGTAGGCCAAACGGTAGACGGCGCGTTTTCCGACGCGACGTGTATCACCACACTGGCTACCACTGTGACGATGACCAGCAACGCAGCGTTGGCAGTAGGTATGACAGTTTCCGGTACTGGTATTCCTGCCGGTGCCACAATAGCTTCCATTCCTGGTGGTGGTACGACGTTTGTACTGTCTGCCGCTGCGACTGTTGCGAGTTCACCAGGTACCGTCTCGCTGGAGTTCAACCCGATTGCAGCCGGTACTACCGTGGCTGCGATCGATGCCGGCGGGACGGCCTTCACCCTTTCCGCGGCGGCGCTATCGGACAAAGACAACGTAACCTTGAAGTTTGGCGGTCCATGGGTTTCCGGTGGTTCTGTAACTGGACATAGGCTTTTAACGAATGACGAATTGTTCCTCGACGGTACGGGGATTGATTCAATCGATGGCCGATTTTGGACGATCTCCAGAACGGGTGCCCTGACATTCACTTTAGACAGCAGCATAAATCCGGGGGAGGCTTCGACCGTTGGTACGGCAGCTCGCATTTTTAAACTGGCGTCCCCTTACTCGAGCGAAGCTCTGGGGTCTATGCAGTACGCTCAGTCGGCTGACGTTCTTTACATCGCTCATCCGGATTATCCACCGCACAAGGTGACGAGAACGGAGCACGATGCCTGGACGATTACCGAAATCGTTTTCGACGATCCACCGTTCGAGCCGAGGAATACCGACACCGATATCACGGTAAAGGTTTCCACCCATGATAAAGAGGTTGGGGAGACTGTTTGGCTTGAGCAAATTGGAGGGGTAGACAGCGGATCCACTGATAACCCAATTTTCGCGCAATCGATGGAGGGATCCCACTTCAAAATATCGGAGTTGATACCGTCGAATCACGGCCTTTGGGAGGCTGCCTCTGACAATATTAGGTACAGCGGTACTCCGGTTATTTACATAGAGGACGTGCAGGATGGTTACACCGCCTACTGGGAAAACAATGTTTATCGGTTGAGATTTATAGATGGTCAGAGCGGTACGAGTGCCCCGGTCCATGATACGGGGACCGAGTCGGACGGGAAGTGGCAATGGGAATTTCTACACAGCGGGTCTGGTCACGGCAAGATTATATCTGCATCGGCTAATGGCATTAACGCGCAAGTGGAAATTATCAATCCGTTCCCTGTAAGCGTAGTATCCACTGACGATCCGTATCCAGAGGCTACCCATAGATGGGCGCGTGGGGCATGGGGCGAGCTAAACGGTTACCCGCGAACGGTGACCTTTTTCGAGGACCGTCTCTGGTGGGGCGGGACGCGAGCTAACCCGCAGACGCTTTGGGCTTCCAAAACATCCGACTACGAGAACCACCAGATCATAGATCTCGACGAATCGGCCCTGGTTCTTACGATCAATACAGACAAGGTCAACGTGATCGAGTGGATCAACGCCGGCAAGGTGCTTGTCATAGGCACGGCTGGCGGCGAGTTCGTTTGTTCAGCGGCTGTCGAAGCGGAGGCCCTGGTTCCTGGGAATGTTCGGGTGGTCAGGCATTCGACCTACGGCAGCAAGACCAAGGTTCTGCCACAACGTGTAGAGCAGGTTCTTCTGTTTGTTCAGCGAGCTGGGAGAAAGATGCGAGAATTCGTTTATAACAGCTCTGTAGATTCGTTTGTAGCTCCCGATATGACAGTTCTCGCGGAACATATTACTCGCGGCGGTATGACGGAATTGGCGTTTCAGCAGGAACCCAATCGGTTGATCTGGGCGACACTTGGGAATGGTAACCTTATCTGCTTTACATACGAGAGAGCTCAGGAGGTTGTAGCGTGGCACCGCCATGAACTAGGCGGGGAAGATGTTTTCGTGGAAAGCATCGCGTCGATACCGCATCCGAATGGCGACAAGGATCAGCTCTGGCTCATCGTTAAACGAACAGTGGATGGCGCTACGAAGCGGTATATCGAATACATGGAATCTGACTGGGATCGTTTCGATGAAGTCGATGCTGCTTTCTTCGTTGACTCTGGGCTTTCGTATGACGGGGATCCGACTACGACGTTGACCCACCTGGAGCACCTCGAGGGGGAGACGGTTACGATCCTTGCCGATGGGGCTACGCATCCCGATCAGACTGTGAGTGATGGTCAGATCACACTGACCCGGTCCTGCGAGAAGGCCAGCGTCGGCCTCGCGTATTCGTCCACTCTTCAGACCATGAGGATCGAGGCTGGAGCTGCGGACGGGACCGCCCAGGGCAAGACGAAGCGTTTTACCAATGTAGTGTTTAGGCTCGACCAGACGGGTTCGGGTCTTTTCTATGGACCCGATGATACTGAATCCAACATGGAAGAATTGCATTTTCGCGATTCTTACCATGCGATGAGCGAGGCTTTGCCTCTATTCGATGGAGATACAGAAGTCCTTCCCTGGCCCGAGGGCTACGAACAGATTGGCCGGATTGCACTCAAACATACCCTGCCCCTGCCGTGTACGATCACGGCGATCATGGCGCAGGTAGTAACCCAGGATAGGTGACGTAGATGGCTATCTCTTCCCCATACGCTTCAAGCACTACTAATTGGGCCGCCTCCCAGCAGGCTCTCGGACAAACCGCGCCGTCTGCGGCGTGGACGTCCGCACATCAAGCGTCTATCGGCGGCGGCGGCGGCGGCGGCGGCGGCATAGGTTCTGCTGCCGGGTGGGCCGGTGCCGCTATGGCTGCGGCGTCGATATATTCCAGCATTAGCGGCTCGCTCATGTCTGCGAAGGCGATGAAGATGGAGGCGAGAGCGGCCCAGGCCGCTGCCGAGTACAACGCATTGTTGGCCGAGATCAATGCTCGCGCTGAGATGAATCGACAGCGGCGTATTGCTCGCCGCGCCTTGTCTTCGCAGTTTACCCAGATGGCTGGGAAGAGCGGTGTGGTTGCTGAAGAGGGAGGCTGGCTCGAGGCTTTAGCCTGGAATGCTGGCGAGTACGAGAGGGGCGCAATGAACGCCTGGTACTCAGGAGAACTAACGGCAGGGCTGGATCGTTCTCGCGGGGAGGTAGCCAAGAGTGTCGGCAAGGCGCGAGCAGCCGCCGAGATCACTTCCGGCGTAGGTAGAGCTGTTGGCTTTGGGGCTTCCCTGCTGATTGGTGGCGCTTACAAGACCATCGATGAAGTGTCGCCGTGAAGATTCCCAGGATCGAGGCTGGCCCCGCAGAGTTCGGGAGACGTGCTGACCCTGGCGATATGGGGAGTGGTGCCGGTGCTCTTGCGAGTGGTCAAGCGGCTAAGGAACTTGGGCAAATTACACTTGCGCTATTTGAGCAAGAAATGTCTTCCAAAGTGGCGGCTGCTTCAGCGAGTGCTGGCAGTGAGTTGAACGATCTGCGCCTGGAAGTAGAGCAGGAGCCCGATCATCACAAGCGCAGTGAGTTGTATTCGACTGGATCGAAGAAGATCACCGATAAATTTCGCCAAGGTTTGATGTTCCCGAAGTACAAGAGTCTCTACGATTCTCGCATTTCAAAAACTCTCAATGGCAATCGCCTTAGCGTTGCCCAGAGTGTGCGCCAGTCACAGATCGACTCAAGTCGAGCGGATCGCAGGAGCTCCATCGAAAACTTTCACGATCAGTACAAAAACACCATTGACGAATCAGTACGCAAAGACTTGCGTGACCAAATCCATGAGCAATGGGATGAGGGTGTAGAGGGTGGTTTGTGGACTGCGGATTATGCAGCGCAACAAAAGATCATTTCCGACAACCGATTTGAAACTGAACATCTCATCACCCAGAGCCAGATTGCTGCTGATGAAATCATGGACGAAGAATCGAACCCGAATAAGCGAGTGGCGCTAGCTCGCAAGAGGTACACGGGTGTAATGCGCGACCAGGTGGTGACTCGCTTGGAGCATCGAAACACTGAAGAGTTGAACGCTCAAGTGAAGGCGCACAATGTCCGGAAGAAGCAGTTGATCCTCCAGGCGTACAAGGAAGGTCCGGATAGGCTTACTCGAGAAGCCTTTATGGAGATTGCAGCTCGCGAAAAGTTGCCGTCTGAAGTGATTTCTCCTGTTCTAACCGCGATAAAGTTGGCCGAAACGCGGGCCAACCCTTTGGAACTTTCGGAAGCAGAGGCGCTCAAGGCGCAGTTGTGGGAAACAAATAGCCAGCGTCTGTTTTTTCAGTTGATGGGAGAGGCTCAGAATTTTACGACTCGACCGCATTTTCTCAGAAGGAATTTGTGGGCGGAATATGGAGCTCATATTGACGATAAGCTCTTGCAGAAACTTCTCGCTGAACAAGGCGAGGGGACTGCAAAGCTCGGCGTAGAATGGGCAAAACGGATTGAGCGCAAAATGGCCCAGTTGGGCCTCCCGGTAACTGCCGCACAGTATGCGGAGGAATCTGAGAAGGTTGCCGAATCTGAAAATTTTCGAGCAAGAGCGTTGACCCACATTGAAGTTGCGACTGAGGCAAAAGGCTTGCCTCTCACGGAAACGGAAGTCCAAGGGATACTTGATGTTCTTGGCGATAAAATTGTGATAGATGAAGGACACATTTTTGATACAACGATTCGTCGTTACCAGGTCACGCCGGAAACGGAAGTTGACTGGCCCGATGATGCTACTGAACAGCAAATACGCGATGTACACGGGCTTGGGAATCGGGATGATGTGGACGCCCTCGAACTAATCCGAAAGACTTTTGCAGAGATGGTATTTGGCAAATCCCTAATTCCTCTCCCTGAGCGGTACAAGGCGAGTCCGCCACAACAACCACAACGGACTGGCCCCGGCGGTACTGGCCGAAGCGGTCGATGAGTTCCTCCCCGTACACAGATGAAGAAGTGCGCGCTGCTGGTGAGGCCGTGCGACTGCGTATTGCCGAAGAAGAGAAGGCAAAGGCGCGTAATCTCATTTCTGCGCGTTCTCGAGAGGAAGCGCCAAATCGGTTTGAGGCGCTCCAGTTGGAATCGCGTACCGGGGTTCCAGTAGATACGGTAGAGCGGAACCTCCCCGAAGTTCGATCGATGGATACGGCGAACGGTCTGGATCCCAATCGCGTGGCTACCAGTCCTGCTACGTCCAATTTGCTTTCCGGGCCTCTGGCTCCGATGGCGATGAAGGAGATCGCCGAGTCCCGTACTAAGAATGTACGTCCGACACTCGCTCCACTTTGGAGCCAGCCCTCGGAAGTTACGAGCCCTGTTGCCCAAGCTGGATATGGCGATGTGGCTTCGACTTCGCTCGATCGCGGGTCGTACATCGTTGACGTTGGTTTGTACGGCTCCCGTATTTTGAATGGCACGGCCAGCCCGATGGATCGGATTCGCTTTGCGGAGTTGCGCCGCCAGGGGGCTCCCGTGGTTCCCGATTTACCAGGGTACGCGGATGACGTACTAGGAATGCTTGTCGAGCAGGCTCCAATTATGGGGAGCGTCCTTAGCTATGCCGGAGTAGGAGCTGCTACTGGGGCTGCCATTGGTGCGACGGCGTTTGGTGCGGGGGCCGGTCCAGGCGCGCTTCTTGGTGCCGGGGGCGGAACCTTTGTTGGCGCTTTCAACCTCGAGGCTGGGAATGCCCTGGCGGAAGTGATGGATGCCGCTGATGAGCTGAAGGCCAGCGAAGGCATTGAGATATCGGAGGATGTTCTCCACTGGACTGCGAGGTTTGTTGGACTCGTCAATGCTGGCATCGAGGTTACCGGGTGGGGGATAGTTTCTCGCGTTTTCGGATTAAGCGCCCTGGTGAAGGGACTTTCCAGAGATGCGGTAAAGCAAATACTCAAGTCGAAAACACTTCGACCCCATCTGAAAAAACTTGCAAAGCGTGTAGCCACGGCGGGGGCCGTTGGGTCAGTAGAGGAGTTCAGCCAGGAAGCTGTCAATGTAGCCGCTACCCATTTTATCATTTCTAACGCGAAGGGCGAAGATCTCGTACAAAAGCCGTCACGGGAGACTTGGGAAAGACTTTTCAAGGCGTGGGCTGCTGGCTTTATCGTCTCATCCTTTTATGGCGCTCCTGCTCATGCGGTTATGGCGGGTATTGAAAACGTATCGGCGAATAGGATTGCAAGGAGAAAGGAGGGGATCCTCGACAAGCTGGTTGAGTTTGTCGGCAACAGTAATTTGCCAAAAGCTGATGCGGCCAGGTTCAAGGAGTACCTGCAAAAGGTGATCGAGGAAGGTGGCGGCGATCCCAATATGTACATCGATGCGAGATCCGTGGCTGCCTATTTCGAGGCAAACGAAATCGAACTAAGCGAACTTGCGGAAGCGATCCCCGATGTGTTTGCCCAGTTGCCGGAAGCTCTTGCTGCTGGCGTTGATCTCGTAATTCCGATAGCCGACTACGCCACCTACCTAAGCGAGCACCATGAGGGTCTGAAGGCTCACGTTCGGCACGGGCTCAACGCTCCGAGCCCAGCGGAGGTGGGCGAGAACGAGGCCCAGGCTGAGTCGGATCTCGGGGAGGCTCTGACTAATCTTGACGAGGAAGAGGCGGCTGCGGCCAGCGCGACCCCTGGGGAGAGAATAGCCCAGGCGTACCTCCAGAAACTTGTCAGCGAGGGCGTCTACAGTCCCGCGGATGCCCACCAGCATTCTCAGGTGCTGGGGGCATTCATGGAGGAACGCATTCAACGGAGGATCCGCGAAGAGTCCGACCGCCTTGGGAGGGAGTTGACTTCCGAAGAGGTCGAGGCAATTACCGAAAGGCTGGTGGCTCAGGCCGAGGCGGTTGCGGTGGAGGGCTGGGGAGCGTTGGATGTCCCAGCCCGTCCCACTTTCGAGCAGGCCCTGGAGCGTATCGATATGAATACGCTTCTGGATGAGATCCGATCGGGCGTTACCCCCGAGGTCAAGGGGATGTCGAGAACCCCGATTCTCAATGAGATCCGTCGCCAGGGCGGCGTTGCGACTGTTCATCAGACTGCCGGTGGATGGGTCCAGAGCCCTCTGGCTGCCGAGCTGGAGGCTCTTGGTGTTACCCCGAAGACCAACCCCGGTTTATTTCGGGATCCGCGCAACCGCGCAAAGTGGTCACAGGCGAAACGGCAGGAGGTTCCAGCCCCCAAGGCTGACTTCGATTCTTTCGACTGGACCGATAACGAGTTGCTTCGCGGCCCAACCGATGATTTCGGACGGCCTACAGACTTCGATGATTTATACGATGCGATAAGGGAAGAGCTCGCCGGGACTCCTCGCCGCACCGAAGCGGAGTCCCAGAAGATCGTCGATTTCCAGATCCCTCGCGAGCAACTCAGCGCGATCCTCGACCAGCTCGGCGTTGATCTCGAGACAACTACGAACGAAGAAATCATCGAGATGCTGCGGCAGCAGTTCCAGGTGGATGAGGCAGTCGAAGCTGACGCCCCTGGAGAGCTAGACGATGGCAGCGAGTTGTTCCAAAAGGCGAAGCTGGAAGACCAGATTCCTGGGCTAAAGGGGATACTTCCTTACCTTTCGGAGTCTGAAAAGGCGAAGCTCCGAAAAGATACCGGGCGCAGATTGGTTTCCATTTTTCAGGAGATGCCGGATGCAACAGAGCTAGCCAGCTTGGCATTCGCTGGCAGGGCGAAACGCGGATGGTATCGCGATAGCGCCAAGGCGTTGGTGGATATTTTTGGCATCGATGACGCGCCCAGGTTCGCCGCCCTCTTGGCAGCATTGTCGCCCCAAACCTCTGTTGAGGTGAATGCGCTGAATGCGTTGAATGTTTGGGTCAACTGGGTAAAGGCTGGGAGGCCGACTGGCAAGAAGGCGATTCTCCGCGTCATGGGTGATTCGGTCCTTGGAGATAAGGGCATCGAAAGCGTATTGGGAGCATGGCGGAATAATTCAATACGGGCGCTGTCATCGAAAGACCCCGGCTCCCTGGTTATCTCTGGCCCTAAAGTCAATTCCTTCATGCTGAATTTGAGGGGATTCGTTGACGAAGTCACAAACGATGCGTGGATGGCAAATGTCTTAGGGGTGGATCAAGAAATTTTCAGCGGCGCTATCAATGTTGCAGGGACAGATGCCGGTAAGGGTCCAGGGTATCTGGCTGCATCTGCGTTGATACGGAAGGCTGCGGACATTGTTTCTCGTAGGACGGGCGAGAATTGGAGCCCCTCAGAGGTTCAAGAGACTGTGTGGTCTTGGGCCAAGGCTCTTCTGGAGCAGAGGCTTTCCAAGGATGAGGCTCGCAGCGCGCTGAAGCTGGTTCGCGAGCAGGGTGGCCCTGACGTATTGCGGTTAGCCGATACGCCGGATTTTGCGGTACTCTTTGCAAATGGCATCTACAGGAAAATCCTTGAAGCCGGTGGGCTCGGAGAAGCCGCAGAGTTTGCAGCTCGCAGTGGACAGGCTGCTCGACGTGCTCGAGGAAGAGGGCGAGGCCCTGGCGGGCAAACGCCTGGAATTGCAAAAGATCGTTTTGAGGCCGATCTCCGAAGGGCCGCGAAAAGGCTAGACCGTCTAGCGGAAGCTAGGGCGGCTGCCAAAGCAGCGAAGACCCTCGAGCAGGCTGCGGTTCTGCGAGTTGATAAGCCCTCTCTCCCTGGCGTGTGGGTAGATTTCTCTGGCGCTGGCACGGTCGAGGCTGTGCTGGAAGGCGTCGAGGGCGTGGGTGCCACCGAGTACAAGCCCGAGATCATTGCCCAGTACAACGAGGCCCACGGGACCAACTACGAGGCCGCCGATGTAAACGAGGTGGACCCGGCAGACATTGCCGCAGCCAAGCCCACTCTCTACGAAGCGAGCCCCGTCTGTAAGAATTTCTCCAAGGCGAAGGCACTCGCCCAGGCAGACGAGCTCGATCGGAAGTCTGCGGAGACTGTCGCCAACGTAATCCGCGTAGCGGAACCGCCTTTGGTTGTGGTCGAGAACGTGCCGAAGTATGCCGATACGGCGCTGTTCAAACTCATCACCGACGCCTTGGATGAGAAGGGCTATACCTGGGAAGTTGTTATTCACGATGCTGCTGATTACGGGGCGGTTCAAACTCGTAAGCGGATGATCTTGCGCGCGGTGAAGGACGGAAAGCTGCCAGCTCGCCCAAAGGAGCAGGCTCCAGGCGATTGGTTTACTGCGGTCGAGGATTTGCTGGACGCAGCCCCGGATGCCACGATACCCCCGGTAGAGATGGGGCGTCTGCGCGAGATGGAATCACGCGGGAAGCTGGATTTCGACAAGCCGATCATAACTATGGGCGGGTCTGCATTTCGCGGAAGTTGGGCCGCATCCAATGCCGGCGGTCCATCCCCAACGCTCAAGGCTTCCAACGAGGTTCCCCGGATCATTATGCCGGATGGGCGTGTAAAGCGCGTCACTCCCAGGATGATGGCGCGTCTCATGGGGTTGCCCGATTCGTATCCCGTGCCAGAAAACAAAAGGCTTGCGAAGACTGTCCTTGGCAACGGTGTCCACGGTGCCACTACGCGGGCTTTGATCCAGCCCCTGGTGGATCAAGTGACGCCCCAGGCTGCGACCACCCTCGAGCAGTCCCCAGTCCCCGATGCGGAGCGCCCTCTTGGTGGCGTCTTCTATTCCGCCCTGGGCCGTGCGCTTCGCACTTCCAAGCAGCGAAAGATGACTGTGCAGCAGCTCCGCGGTTTGCTCAAAAAGGAGCGCGTGAAGGAAGAGGAGATTGTCTGGACTGGCCTCGACGAATTTCTCGAGGGTCTGGATCCCAAGGACAAGATTGATCTCGGCCTCCTGCTGGACAATATAAGCCTGGTCCAGGTCGAAGAGGTTGTGCTGGGTAAGTCGAAAATGGATGAGCTCCCAGATGAAAGAGCGTTGTGGGACGATTTGAATGATCCTGTCGGGTGGAAGATGCCAGATTTGGACTCTGCCGAGGCTCGCGATGTGGACGCGCCTGCGCCGTACAAAGATATAGTCGGAGAATCCGACGGAGAAGAATTCAAGTATCGAGTTTACCTCTGGGAGGAGGGCCAGGATGTCTGGGTCAGGAGATCGCCTGATGACCCAGGCCAGACCGCGCTCTTAGAGATTGTGCCAGATGCGGAGTTTCCAGGGACTCTTATTGACGCGGCGGTACAAACGATACTGAAAGATTTAGAATCTCGATTAAGTCCAGAACGGGAAAAGTTCGTTGGGGAACCCAAGTTCGACTCCCCTTCCTATCAACTCCCCGGCGGCAAGGACTATCGGGAGACGTTGATTACGTTGCCGCCCATCCATCACACTGCCGATATCGAGGCGCGAATTGACAGCCTGGAAAAGGGTAAGGAGTTCGCAGAAGGTGCGGACTGGGACGAGATGGATGCAGAGGTGCAGCGCCTAAAGGCATTGAGAAAACAGGACCGGCTATTCACCGGCGGCCACATGGGCGGTGTCGCCCCCAACATCCTGGTACACGTTCGCTGGAATGTTCGCACTGGACCCAACGGCGAGAAGATCCTTTTCATCGAAGAGATCCAAGATGATTGGGCGAAGGCAGGGCGGAAGAGTGGGTATGCTGGGGCTTTTCCGCAGGAGGTGGTTGATGCTGCCGTTGCTGGAGGCATGACAGAAGAAGCGGCTGTGGCGGATGTTCGCCACCTCATGGAGGAACCGCTAGACGCGGAAGGCAGGCCGACAATGGACGAGTGGGCTCGGCTAATTAGTGCCACCGAGTACAGCTCTATCGACCTGAACGAAGTTTTCCACGATCGCCGGGACAGAGGCGTCCCCGATCGCCCCTTCAAAACGTCCGGTGCCAGCACCATGCTTGCCTTCAAGCGGATGGTCGCCTACGCGGCAAAGAACGGTTTCGACTCCGTGGCTTGGACAACCGGCAAGGTTCAGGTGGAACGCTACGAGAGCGCGCTGCGCCAGTCGGTGGATGAGATCGAGTGGGAGCCGGGCCGGGTATCCGCCGGCGGCATAGGTTCTGCTGCCGGGTGGGCGCGTCCGAGCCATGTGAGTTTTATAAAGGATGGCGAAGTCGTTCTGGACATGGACGTTGTAACCGAGACTGGGCTGGTGCTTACGACTTCGACGGGTGGCGAGGATGCAATCGGTGGACCCATCGAAGCGGTGGTGGGCAAGGATATCGCCTCGCAGATCCTCGACTCTGAGGAGGGCTCCGTCTCCGAAGAAAACCTCACGATCGGCGGCAAGGGATTTGAGGATATCTATGACAAGACCCTGGTGAAGGGCGCGAACAAACTAGGCAAGCCTTTCGGTACGAAGGTTGGGCGAATTGATGTGGGTACCGCACCAGGCCGATACGTTCCTGAAGGTCTTGACCAAACCTTCAGATACGAAGTCCACCTCGAGTCGGAACATGGGGACACGTTTTACGATTCTTACGAGACGATGGATGAAGCCCAATTCGCTGCGGCGTCCTACAGGACTGATATGCCAGAAGGACAGTGGTCTGTAATCGACTCTGAAAGTACAAAGGAAGGCCAGGGGACTCCCGTCCATAATCTCCCCATCACCGACAAGCTCCGGGCCAGCGTTGCGGCGGAGGGGTTCTCGTTGTTCCAGGCCGCAGCCGGAGGACCGCGAGGGCAGATCCGCTTCGATGCCGAGATGGAAAATATCGTCATACGATTCACCGAGGCCAGGGATTTGAGTACCGGGCTCCATGAGCTGGCGCATCTGTTCCTCGAGATGATAATGCAGGACGTGACACTCTCTGAATTGAATCGGGGTGGAGCCGCAGGCGCAGAACTTGCCAAGGATATGGAGGCCATTCTCAACTTCCTTGGGGTTTCGTCACTCGAGGAAATTGAGACAGAGCACCATGAGAAGTGGGCCAGGGCGTTTGAGGCATACCTTCGCGAAGGGAAAGCGCCTTCAGTCGAATTGCAGTCTGCCTTTAAGCGGTTCAAGGCGTGGCTCATACAGATTTACAAAAGCCTTCGCCAGTTGAATGTCGAGCTGAGCCCGGAGATTCGCGAGGTTTTCGACCGGATGCTGGCGAGCGAGGAGCAGATCGCCCAGGCCAGGGATGCCGATATTCGGATGCAGCCCAGATTTGAAAGCGCGGAAGTTGCCGGCATGACTGACGGGGAGTTCGCAGAATACGAAGCGTCTTACGATCGGTGGATGTCGCCGGCGCAGGAGCGGACATTGCGGGCCGCCTTGGCAGAGAAGAAGCGCGAAGGGACGAAGGTCTGGAAGCAGAACTACGCGAAGATGCGGGCCGAGGTTGAGGCCGATATCAATTCCCAACCCGTCTACCGCCTTCGCCACTGGCTCCAACATGGGAAGTTTCTAGACGAAGAAACCCCAGAGGATCTCGAGCACGTTCGCCTGGATCGAGACATTCTGAAGAAACGCTACGGCAGGGCAATCTTGAAAGCGTTGGGAGGCGCTGGCAAGTACGGGATGTGGCAGAAGGACGGGATCGGCCCGGATGCGATGGCCGATCTATTTGGTTTTGTTTCGGGAGATGCCCTGGTTCGCGCCTTGCAGCAATCGATCAATCGCGACCAGGCCATCGATGAAGAAACGTCTCGCCGTATGAAGGAAGTCTACGGCGATATGCTGAATGACGGCTCGCTCGCGGAGCTCGCGCTTGATGAATTGGAGAGTGACGAGAAGGGCAATTTCCTTTCGCGGGAACTGCGAGTGCTCGCCAAAAAGGCAGGAGCCCCTGGTACTCCGCAGGCCGTCTCCAAGAAGATCGCCAAGAGGATGATCGCCCAGAAGCGGATCCGCGATTTGCGTGCTGACATTTTCCGGCGCGCGGAGCAGCGAGCAGCTCGGGAGGTTCTGGATGCCGTCGATGCTCAGAACTGGCAGGAGGCCCACGCCGCTTCCATGCGCCAGTTGCTCAGTCACTTCTTGGTGCTCGAGGCTACCCAACGTAAAGAGCAAACCACGAAGTGGCATCTCTACCTACGCACGTTTGACGATAAGAAAAAGATCGAGAGGATTGGCAAGGCGGGAGGGGACCACCTCCAGCAGATATTCAATCTTCTAGACCGCTTCGATTTCCGAAAGATCAGCAACAAGGAAGCTGACCGCCGTCAGCGCCTGGCCGAATGGATCACGGAGAAAGAAGCAGAAGACGAGACGGCTGAATATGTGATCGACGATCGTCTGAGAGACGAGGCGTTCCGATCCCCCTGGCGGAACCTTACGGTCGAAGAGCTAGAGAGTGTTGTCGATGCTGTGAAGAACATCGAGCACATGGCGATGCTCAAAAACAAATTGCTTCTCGCAAAGGACAAACGCGAGTTCGATGCCAAGGCCGAGCTCGCCGCCGAGACAATCGAAAGAAACCGCCGAAGCGCAAAGCCCATCCCGAAAGAGCACCATCTCAAGGAAACGGCCAAAGACCTAGCTGGCAGTTACTTTGCCAGCCACCGAAAGATTGCCAGCTTGGTGGAAGAAATGGATGGTCGCGAACTGGGTGGTCCGCTGTTCGACATGATCCTTCGCCCTATGGATGAGCAGTCATCGTGGGAAACCGAGGAGCGCGTAAAGTCTGCCGAGCGGCTCCATGAGTTGATCAAGCTCTACACCGATATCCCGCTGTTTGGATCAGAGAAGGCCAAGCAAGTAGCGACGAAGTTGACCCTGGGCTTTGTCGATCGAGTTCGCCCAGAGTTGTCTTTGCCGAAGCTGGTCCCAGGAACTGCCGATATTCATTTGTCAAAGATTGGCCGAATCGTGGCCGTGCTCAATACAGGCAACGCTGGGAATATGCAGCGGTTGAGGGATGGCTACGGGTGGTCCCCCGAAGATATCCAGGCGATTCGCAATAGCCTCTCCAAGGAGGATATGGATTTCGTCCAGGGCGTTTGGGATTTCATCGATGAATACTGGGAGCTGGTGGCCGCCAAGCAAAAGCGCGTTACTGGTGTGGCTCCCAAGAGGGTCACGCGCCAGCCGTTTACAACCATACACGGGACTTATGCTGGCGGGTATTTCCCGATCGCGGACGATCCAAATCAGACCGCCAGGGCTTACGGGAATGTCCTTGCCGAGACGGCCAAAGAAACTATGAGAGGTTTTCGGGCTGCGTCTACTACCCTTCGCGGCCATACGAAGGCACGCGCAGACAAGGTTATGGGCAAGAAACTGCGTCTCGATTTCGGGGTAATCTTTGAGCACGTCAACGGCGTTATCCACGATCTCGCTTGGCATGAGTGGCTCATCGATACGAATCGCCTCCTGCGTGACGAGAGAATTTCACAGGCCATCATCCAGGGATACGGCAACCCGGTCTATCGCAACTTGATCAATGCCGTGAGGGATATCGCTGCGGGCGATGTCGCTGCTGAGAAGGGCTGGGAGCAAGCAGTCAACTGGCTCCGCACCGGGGGGTCCATTGCCGCGATGGCACACAACGCGATGACGGCAGCCCTTCAGCCTTTCGGTATTTTTCAATCGTGGCAGATGATAGGGGTGGAGTGGGTTGCCAAGGGAATAGGGAAATGGTGGCGCGGCCCGGAGCAGATTCAAGGTACTGTCGAGTGGATCCATTCGGTGGACTCGTTTATGAAGAATCGCGCGCTAACGATGCAGCGCGAAATCCGCGAAGTCCAGCTATCAGCTCGCGAGGGCGGCGGGCCGAGCAGGTTCAAGGACAGTCTTTTCTATTTTATTGTCAAGACTCAGATGCTTGTCGATATTCCGACGTGGCTTGGCGCTTACGAGAAAGAGATGGAGATCGGCTCAGGTGACCACGATCGCGCAGTGGCGATGGCTAGGCGCACCGTGAAGGACACCCAGGGGAGCGGCGAGATATCGGATCTGTCGGCTATTCAACGCGGTAGTCCGTTGCTAAAAGCATGGACAGCGTTCTATCACTTCTTCAATACTACGATGAACCTCACCGCCCAGTCTTATCGCTCGACCGATTTCAAGCAGCCCCTCGAGGTGGGGAGGTTCGCCGCGGATATGGTTCTTCTCTATTCGTTTCCCGCCTTCCTCTCCGATCTGATGAGAAGAGCCATTATGGATAACTGGGATGAAGACGAGAGTTGGGGCGAGATGGTCATAAGATCCCACGCTGGATATGCGTTGGGCACACTGGTTGGCCCTCGAGAATTAAGCGGCATCGCCTCTGGCTTTACCGATTACGAGGGGCCAGCGGGCACTCGATTCTTTTCGGCTATCTCGAAGCTCTCGGTTCAGGTTGGTCAGGGCGAGGTGGATGCGGCGTCCATCCGAGCTCTTAATGCAGCAGGCGGGATCGTGTTTCATTATCCGGCTATCTCGTTCCAGAGGATCGTCGAAGGAGCCCTCGCTATTTCAGCAGGGGAAACGCAAAATCCGGTTCGGTTACTGACCGGGCCGACGAGGGAACAGAGGCAATGACAATCACCTCAAGCCAAATGAGGACGGACCCGGTTGTCGGGACCGGATCCGAGAAGGACTTCACCGTACCCTTTCGCTTCCTAGCGAAGGAAGACCTGACTGTAATTCTCAGGGAGGGGGATTCCGATACCATCCAGGTGCTCGATACTAACTACACAGTGAGTGCTGCTGGCGTATCGAGCGGTGGTACGGTCACCTTCGTTGTAGCTCCCACTTCGTTGCAGAAGGTGATCGTCATAAACGACCCCGCTCTTATCCAGGGTACAGATTACGTTAGCGGTGGCACGTTTAGCGCAGAATCCCATGAAACTGCGCTCGACAAGTTAACTGTCCAGCAGCAACGCACTAGGGACTTTGTCGATCGGTCGATGTATCTGAAGGATGGAGACGTTGACGGGTCTGGCGGGTTCGATACTCGAGGAAATCAAATCACACTACCGGCTACTCCGGTTGGATCGTCAGACGCTACTTCCAAATCCTATGTGGATTCTGAGATTTCATCGAGGATCTTGGCTGGAGCTGGTGCTTATCCTGTCAGCGATTCTGCGGTGGTCGCAACGAAGCCTTCCGGATCTGATCTCACAGCCAGGACGTTGGCCGATCGATTCGGCGACTCTCTCAGCATTCTCGACTTCGGAGTGACTGGCGGGGCAGATGATACCCTCGCGATTCAGGACGCGATTGACCGGACGGCCCTCGCTGGCATGGGGCTGTACGTCCCGCCTGGTACGTTTATCGTTACCAACCTAGTAATCAAAACGAACATGAGAATGTTCGGCGAGGGCACGATCAAGAGAAAGGACGCCGGAAGCCTTCTCTTGTTTAGTGCATCTACTGTGAATTCATTTTCCATCGAAGGCATTACAATCGATGGAAACAAGTCAGGAGCGCCGGCATCCACGCACGCAATATCTATCGGTGCATCGAGTTATAAGTTTACGCTCGACAGACTGACCATCATAAACGGTGACCATAATGGGATAGCCGTTATCAACTCTGATGATCGAGATCAGAAAACCCAAAGCTATATTCGCAATTGCAGAATTCGAGATTGCGATGCGATCGGAATTGAAATCGAAGCCTGTAGCGATCTGACCGTTTCCGGCAATTCGATTTCGGGAACTGGCGGGTATGGAATATCGCTTATCGGACCCATTGTCGGCCTATCGGATTTGGTAACCATTGAAAGTAATTCAGTGGAGGATTCCGGTTCTTTTGGGATTTATATCCAGTGGGTTATTGACGTTATCACTCCAATTTACTCAGTCACAAATCTGAACCTATCGAATAATAAGGTTAGAAATTCCTTTTACGATGGCATCTGGGTCGCTTCCGAAGACTCCACAATATCGGGAAACTTATCATCGGATAACGGTACCGGCGGGACAGAATTTTACGATCACGGCTTTTCGATCGCGGGGAACCGACTGACATTTTCTGGTAACACAGCCCTGGGGAATCCCGGTTCAGGTGTTGTTACCAAGGATTGCGGTTTCCTTACCGTAACAGCAAACGTCGTTAAGGGTAATGGGTATAACGGCATCCAGTTCAACGCAACGAATAGCGTGGTAGCGGATGGAAATATCGTATCTGGCAACTGGACAAACTCCACTTCTGGTTACGCTGCAAATCTTAGAGCTGGAATCCTTGTTCACAAAAACGGGTACGGAAGTGCGGACGGTGTGTATTCCAACGATACGGAAGACATAACAATCACCAACAACGATGTGAAGTCTGGCACTGCCCAGGCTTACGGAGTTTCCGTTATCGGGGCTACCACTGATAGAGTGATGATTTCTGACAACAACCTCGCATCCTCTGGAGTTACGCGGGCGATCAATATCGAAGCCAACAATGGGACGTTCTCCTGCAATGGGAATCTCGATCCTTCCGGGTCTTCGCTTACGGCAGCCGCAGCACTCGTTGTCGATCAAAATTCCCGCTTCGCTGTTGTGAGCGGAAACACTGGTATCACATCTATCAAAACGGACACCGAGAAATACGAGCGTGGCCGACAGCTAACCCTTCTTTTCACGGGCACGCCTACTATCACAAGCGGTAGCAATCTGAAGTTGAACGGAGATCTGGCTGTTGGTTCGGATGACTCCACCCTAACGCTGGCAAGCGAGGCTGGAAATTGGTACGAGGTTTCCAGAATGGTCCCAGCCGCATTTGGCTCGACCGGAGAAACGTACTTTCAGTCACCACAGCAGACCATCTCTCCTGCGGATGATGCTTCAATCGCTCACGGACTCAGCTCGCTCCCTAGAATCGTGACTGCTCATCTTGTTTGTTTGACGGCAGAGCACGGCTATGCAATCGGCGACGAGATAGTGGTACCAACGGGTATCTATCACAACGATACGGCGATAACCGATTACCATACTGGCTTTTTCTATGGTGCGAATGCTACCCATGTTTTTTATGTGGCAGGAGCTAGCCACACTTATATTTTGCACAAGACCACAGGGGCTGGTTCTACCACTACCCATGCTTATTGGCGTCTTGTGTTGCGAGCCTGGACGTAGGAGAACCTGAAGTGACAATCACAAGTACAACTACCAGAGCCTCTCACATTGCTGACGGCGATCCCGATCAGTCTTTCACTTTCGGTCATCGGTTTCTCGAGGACTCCGATTTGGTTGTCGTAGTGACAAGTACAACTGGCGTAAGCAGCGTAAAAAGCCTTGGCACCCACTATCGCGTGACAGGCGCGGGCGATGCCACTGGCGGCTCTGTGATATTTGATGTCATAGAGGGCGGCGTCGGCCCGGAGGATGGCGAAACGGTCCTCATATATAACGATCCTCCGATTACCCAAAACATCGATTATGTTTCTGGCGGAACCTTCGACGCGGAGTCGCATGAGAACGCTCTCGACCGACTCACGTTGCAGCAGCAGCGCACTAGGGATATCGGGGATAGGTCACTCTCCCTAGGAGAGGGCGAAGTTGATGGCTCTGGCGCATACGATGCGAACCTCAACCGGCTTCAACAGGTGGGGACTCCGACTGCTTCGTCAGACGCAACAACAAAAGCCTACGTCGATTCCACTGTCGAGGATGCGCTAGGCACCAGCTTCGTTACCAGTGATGCCTCGATCACCGCGACCGGGTCCACCACTCCGAGAACTTTGGCAGCTCGAGCCACTGAGGTTTTCAATGTTCTCGACTATGGAGCTGCGGGAGATGGAAGCGTTGACGACTCGACTGCTATCAACGCCACCTTCGCGGCTGCGGTGCTCCGGTCGCAGAGGCTGCCCGGGACTACGACAGGAGGAACGGTTCCGCCAGGTACTTTCAGCGGAGACGATCCTCTGTACGATCGCGACACCCCCACTGTGGCTATCGTTTTTCCGCCAGGAATCTATCGGATAGATTCGACGATCACACTGGACTGTACTTCAGCTCATAACGAAATTTCCGTTGAAGGGAATTGGTCAGTGATCAAGGCTGCCGGTGCTTCCTGGGGAATAACTCCGATGGTTCATGTCGAGAGGGGTAACCCGGTTTCGTTTCGGAGATTTCATCTGGACGGCAGCGGTACCGTAGATATTGGCCTCGACTGCTACAAGGTAAATAACACTGCTTCCGTTTTTGAATCGATCAAAGTATCCGGAACAGTCAAGGAAGGCATAAACCTGCGGGCGTGCCAGGTGTCTAACTTCAGGAGTATGAGGACAGACGCTTGCGGGACGGACGGGACTTCCCCTGGTTGGAGAATCCAAGGGTGCAACGGCGCGGCGTTTTTCGGTATTTCGTCGCGGGATTCTGGTGGCAATGGGTTTAATATCAGCGGGCTAGTTGATAGTGGAACCAACTATACGGGAGGCTGCTGGCTGTTCGTCGTGAACGCGGAGAATAACGGTGGGCACGGGATTGAGATTCTGCCGACTGTCAGTGTCCAAGACGAGGGCGTGAAAGTCTATGGTGGTTGGTTTGAGGACAACCTTGGGGACGGTGTAAGGGTCGGCACACACTCATGTTCCGTCCAGAACATCCGGATGATTTCAGGGAGGACTCCCAATTCCGCTGGTGTGCGGATTATGACGAACGATGATGGCCCCCTCGAGGGCGTAGTGGTTATGGGAAATCACTTTTCAAATAACACTGTAGCCTTGTTTCACCAAATCCACGTCGAGGGATATCAAGATGTAACCTGCATAACCACCTCGGTGGATATCGACTCTCCACCGGAAAGCATTCAAGGCAAGGACGAGGTTCAGGTCGGGGCACTCCTTAGCCAGTCCGACGCAAAAGATTTGTACGATGACATAGAGGTCTACGGCGACGAATCGTATCTTGGCCCGCATCCCCGGACGATGATCATGGGCGTCAAGTCTGGCTCTTCGATTGTGGTTCCAGGTCCGCCACTGGTAGGCGAGGATTTGACGCAGACCTATGTGATTGCGAAGCGCAGATCGGGACTCCCCGGCGAGTACAAATACTATTTCCAGATGAGCGAAGACGCTCAGGCATCACAGAGCCCGATCACAATGACTTTTATAAACCCGCGATTGAATTACATCCAAGGTAATTTTTTGGTGAATGGCACTGGGCCGGCGGATCCGATGCCGGTCGAGCCAACATGAGAGTGACCGATGCCTAGGATGCGAGGAAAGCTGAATCGTCAAAACTTGCCTTCCGGGCAAGACGGCCAGGTGTTGGTACTCGACACCCATACGCCTAACGGGATTGCGTGGCGCAGTGGAACTGATCGCGTTGTTACCGACATAACACCTGAACTTTCAGGGACTCTAGATTGCAACAATCAAGACCTTACCAATGTCGGTGATATCACCTTCGCTGCTGTTACAAATGAAGTGGCTGGAATCGAGAGCCAAAACCTCGTAGACAAGAGCGCCCCTTCTCTCACCGGCAATGTGGTGATGAATGATAACTCGGTTACCGGGGTGGACACTGTAACTTTCACAGATGTCGCGGGAACGATCGCCGGTATCCAGAACCAAAATCTCGTAGACAAGAGTGCTCCTTCATTCACGGGCAACGCCGTGATGAATGACAACTCAGTGACCGGAGTGGACACGATCACGTTCACGGATGTTGCCGGCACCGTCGCCGGAATCCAAAACCAGAACCTTGTGGATAAGAGCGCAACCGAAACGGTGTCCGGTGCCTGGACATTTGGGACTCCACTTGCGACTGCAAGTCTGGCGGACGAGTGTGTAACTGAGAGACAGACGGCAACCATGGCTTCGGAAACATACGCCGGTACGTTTCCAATTATCATGCAGAGTTTCGTTTACGATTCTTCTGAAACGGTAGATGTTGTTCTCAGTTGGAACGGAGCTGCATTCAAAGATTCCTCGCACGCGACCAATGCATTTGCTCCTCTTTTCAGGATAGATCACGTTATAAATTCAGCAGCACTCGACGTATCTGGGATAGTTGCTGGCGGGACAAGCGGGACAATTTCTGTCGGCACCCTTCCCCAGGTGAACGATATTATCAACATGGCTACGCCATACGGGCAACAGATGTATGCAAAGGTAACCAGCTCTAGCGGAAGCGATTTCGATTTTACTCCCGCGCTTGCCGGGGCAGTTGGCGCGGCTGGCGGAATTCGTACTGTTCTCTCGAGCCCATTGTGCGGGGCGAGCCGGTCTACCACCTTTGGGGTTCGCGGAGATCCCTACGGTGCAGTCGGAGTGGAGCGGTCCTTTTCCTTTACGGCTACCGAAAAAAATGTTCCGGCCATCGATCCTGGGTCCATTCACTACTATCGATTCATGTTTTGCTGCGATGCAAATTCGATATGGCAAGTGACCAGAATGGATGTCAATACTCAATTTGATATGACGGTTATAAAAAGATGAGCGAACCCACTGAAGAGATGATGCTGGCGATTGCCAGCCCGCTGGAGGTCGCACGCGCTCGAGCGGCTGGCGAGTTGAACGCCAACAGGTTCAACGCGATTTGGGGGGGAGTCGAGTGGGGAGGCGACATCTATCAGATCGACGATCTCTCCATCGCCAGGATGTCTACTGTCCTGGGTGAGCTGAGAAATGGAGACGCTGACGCGCACGGCGGGTTTTGGGTGTCGGCAGAGAATGTGAAGGTCGAGATGAATTCAAGCCAGGCGACCGAGATGCTCGAGAACGCTATCGCTATTCGATTGTCGATTGATCAATTTTACCTGGAGCAGCGGTCTGAAATCGCAGCCGCTGAAACGGTGGAGCAGATCGCCGAGATCGATATAGATTTCTGATGAGCGATCGGGAGATGCGTCGGATGATGAGGAACGGTAACGGCCATGTGGATTTTGCAATGAGAATTTTGGGGACGTTGCTGACCGCCGCGATCATCGGGGCATGGGGCTACACGATTACCAGGGCCTCGGCAGATGACGTGAAGGAAATCGACAAGAAGGTCGATGAGGTTGAACGCGAGGGCCAGGACCGAGAACGGCGGATTGGCGTAAAGCTCACAGATATAAAGACAACGATTCATCGTATGGACGTGCGACAAAGCGCGTTCCAGGCGCAGGTTCGCGAGGCCCTGCGAATACCGAGAGAGGACTGATGCCGTATTTTAGCGATGCGTCGAAAGCGAAGCTCGACACCTGTGACGTGCGACTTCAGGAACTATTCCACAAGACAATCGAGCTGGTCGATATTACGATTATCATCGGACAGCGAGGAGAACAGGCCCAGCAAAAAGCCTTCTTGGAAGGCCGGAGCCGCGCAAGTTTCCCCAACAGTCGCCACAATTCTTCACCCTCTCAAGCTGTAGACTGGGCACCCTGGGGCTTGGCGGATGGGAAACCAGGCATAGATTGGGAGGACCGGGATCGCTTCCTCATATGCGCGGGGATCATTTTTGGGCTCGGGACTGCCATGGGGCTGAACATCCGCAACGGGGCCGACTGGAAACGAAACGGCAGGGTCGGAGGGAATGGATCCCTCGACGATCTGGGCCATACAGAACTGCGAGGTGAATGAAATGGAACTTTGGGAATCATGGCTGACTGGAGAATGGGGACCGGCTATCACGGCGGCCATCGCCCTGGCGAGTGCGTTGTCGGCGGTGCTCTCGAGCAAGAGCTCAAGCCCGTTGATTCAGGCTGCCCTCGATATTCTTTCGGTTGTCGCCATCAATGTTGGCTCCGCGAAGAACAAGGACGATGACCGGTGACCTCTCTCTACCTCGTTGGCGGCTTCGTGGTTGTCATCGGGGTTATGGTTGGCGTTGTCGCCTGGGCGGCCCGCACTACAGGCGAAGCCAGGGCTGACGCCGAGGCCGCAAAGGGTTTGATAAAACGAAGGGAGCGTTTCGATGACGAAGCGGGCAAGCCTCTGGCGAGCGGCCAGAAGCTGGTCGAGCGCCTTCGCGCTATGCGCGAGCGTCGGCTGCGTGACAACAGGGGGTAGCCCCCCTCCGTGCCCAGCTCCGAGCGAGCCAGCGATCGTGGACATTCATCACATCGTCCAGGTGGGGCTCGCGTCTCCCCCGAGATACGCTTCGCTTATGATGTGGATCTCCGAAATTGAGAGGTTTTGCACGGCGCTAGACGCTTTCCGAGAGGGTTAGCAACCGGCAACGCCGAAGAAAAGAAAGCGTTGATAATTCTCCGGTCGAGCTGTCTGACCCTTTCTTTCGACAAGCCGACTGCTTGCCCAATTTCCCCCAAAGTTCTGAATGGATCTTGCAGCGTTCGTCCTTTGAAGATCACCCTATCCCTTACGGTCATTTGCCCCATCTTCTCGAGTAGCCAAGCTGGGGGCATATTCTGAATTGCGAAGTTAAGTTGGGTTCTTAGGGCCTGGTTCCAGTTCACCATTCCTGTGCGTAACTCCTGAACCTCCAGACTCAAATTTAGGTTTCGCTCCAGCACTTCCATGTACTTGCTTTCTCTGTCCATGTACTTGCTTTTTCTGACTACCCAGGCGTCCTCGCTGTAATTGTCGAGAACTAGCCCCCAATCGTTGTCATGGGATGGCGGCCCCTCGATTGTTGGGTTTTGAAAGATGATTTGAAGTGCTCTGTCGGTAGTTGATTTGTCAAGGTACGCGACTCCTGCGTCTCGACTTTTAATCTCGCCCAGGTCTTCATGTTCTCTGGCGAGGTTCACGATCTCCTTGCCAGCGCGCTCTACGATCTCCATCATTTCAGGGTGGTCTTGGTATTTTATGAACAGAGTTATTTTGAGTTTCATCTTTCCTCAATTTCTCGTAGCAAGTATCGCAAGAGCTGTCGCTGCCTGAAGAGCCACCACTCCATTGCCTGCGGCTCTAAGTCTATCAGCGCGCTCGACCATCCGGGGATCCAGCCGAGCATCCAGTCCACGAAGTTCGGGTTTAGTTTCGCTTTCCCCGCTTCCGTTCCGCGGTACGGGTTCCCCTTCATCCCCCCCCATTCGTCCAGCCCCCCCGAGTTGTTCCCCTGGACCGCGTTTGGGGTCCACCAAAGCTGGCGCGAGTTCTGGATGAAGTTCAATGATTCGCGACCAGGCGTCTCGGTCGCTTGGCCCTGGTGGGAACGGGGGGTAGTCGAATTCCCGAAGAGAACCATGTCCGTGAGGCTCACCCCCGCGTGAGCCTTCGACCCCTCTAGGTTTCGCGCCCCTCCCCCCGTCGCGTCCCCCGCGACCGGCGTCGGCCAGTTCTTTACCATTGCCGGTAGATCCACCGAATGCATTAAGCCCGGTTTCGCTTGGCTCGATTTCAGATTCTCCTTTACTGGATCGAGAGCTGTCGGAGTCGGCCAGTTCGCCGCTTCCCGATTCAGATTCTGGCCCTGCGTTGAGAGCGTGTCCGCTCCCGGCCTTCTCCCGTCGTGCGCTGTCGGAGTCGGCCAGCTCGCCGCCCATGTCCCCAGAGATGGAGTCCCAGCCGTTGGCCGCTTGTGCGGGACCACTCCCTCGTTCTGGCTGGTTCCATAGGGTGTCGCGGATGGCGTCGGATATTGATTCCGATCCCACGGGCTGCCTGCCGAATACGAAAAGCCTAGACCTTCTATGGGGGGCTCCCACGTCGGATGCTCGTAGGCACATCCACTCACAATCGAACCGCTCGTCGGCCAGCGATCGGAGTACGTCTCCGAAAATTCGTCCCCCCCCAATGGTAAGAAGGGACTGCACGTTTTCCAAGAAAACGTACTGCGGTCGAACCTCGCGAATGATCTCCGCGATTCTTGGGAAGATGTGGCGTTCGTCTTTGTCGCCTCGGCGGCTACCCGCGTTGCTGAACGGCTGGCACGGAAATCCGGCACTGAGGATAGAAATTTTCTGAGCCCATGGTCGAGGGTCGAAGTCGAATATGTCGTCGCAGACAGGAGCTGGATCCAGGGTCGAATCTTCCATCCTCGCCACGAGAGTGCTCGCCGCGTGAGAGTTCCACTCTGCGTGGCAGACAGTTCGATATCGCTCTCCGAGAGCGATTCGGATTCCAAGCTCGAGGCCGCCAACCCCGGCACATAAAGCCATCCCATTCATTTTTCCCCCAGGTAAAAAAAGCGAGCGCCTCGAGAGCTCTCTCCCACGCGCTCGATCAGACCAGCTCGACGCAGTTCCGGCAAGCGTTTCCCTATGGCCGACTTGTGAAGCCCGGTGGGCTCCTCGAGCCCTTCCGCGGTTCGGCCAGGATGTTCGCGGATTGCCTTCAGGACAATAGCTGAGTGCTTGCTCGCTCCGAGCTGCCCGAGCCTCTCCGCGGCCAACGCCGAAGAAGGCGGATCGGTGGAGCGAGAGCGGGGAGCCCCGATATTGAGGCGGGCCGTGGAATTCGACCGGTTCAAATCGAGGCTCCCCTGGATACCCGCATCACCTCCCTGGTTTTTGCGGGTAGCCATTTAAAAGACGAGGCCGTCGTCCGGCTTCTCCTCTGAAGACTGCGGCGATACCAGCGGAGCCTTGGGCACCGCCGACTCGAAACCCACGATCTCGGTGGAGACGTGAGTCGCGTTCTCGCGATCTCGCCAGGTGTTGGGCTTGCCGGCGACCACCGTCACCAGCATCTCCATCGGATGCGAGACGTTGAGATCGTCCGAATCTTCCGGCAGCTCGAGGCCCAGCACGTCGTAGAGGGTTGCGATCTTTCGCAGGCCGATGTCCACGGTCTGAGAGTCGGTGTCGCGACCCGTCTCGCGAATCGTCCAGGCGTTCATCCAGGCCCACTCGCCCTCGTTGTCGCCCTCGACCGAGCGAAAGCCAACCGCGAAGCACCGTCCCTTTCCCGGTCGCGCTTCGTGGGTCACGCGCTCTATCATGCAGCGCGTCCGCGAGCCCTTGGGCCAGGGGTCGAATCCTTCCTTGGCGAGGTTCCCGCCCCCGCTTTCCTTGAGTCCAGTCCAGTCAACCATCGGCATCAGAATTCCTCCTCGACCTTCGCGGTCTTCTTCTTGGGTGTTTTGGTGGGGGGCTTGTTCTCTTGCAGCTTCTTGATGTCGGCCTCGGCAGTCGCTGTCATCGCGCTGCTGAGTTCCTTTCGGAGAACGGCAAAGCCATCCTCCTTGGGGATTGTGATCCGCGGTTCGATCGTCCAGCGGCACTTCGCCACGGCGCTACCGTCTTCCTGAGTGAGCAGGACGCGAGCCCCGGTGGTCTTGGAGGTGATCACCTCCTTCGATCCGCTTCCCTTGTGCTGGATCACCCGATCCACGGTGAGGAAGCCGATGAGGTCGAACCACTCAACGAATTTCGCGAGCGCACGCTTGTGCATCTGGGGCTGCGCCTTGGAGTAGGGGCCGGTATGGGGATCCATCACCTCGACCACTTCCGTGTGGGCGATGGCGACGATGGTCATTCCGCGCTGCTCGCGAAGAACGTCGA